CACTTGCAGCACTGGCTAATATACTACTGGCTATAATGCACCAATATCACGGTAACGCATTGTTTATGTCCAATAATGATGCGAACGTAAAGCGGTCAATGAAGGGATTTATTGATGATATGATACGCGAGTCAGGCATAAGCGCAAAAGTAGGCAGACCGAAAGATGGTGATAGAAAGCTAAAAGGTTCTGGTGATACAACTGGCGAAAAAAAATTCAATAACGGGATGAATACGCTTTATACATGGAGCGGACAGACAGTCGGTGAGTTGTCATCTATTACACCAAAATACGGGCTTATAGATGAGTTTGAGCGATACAAAGCAAACAATCAATCAGGACACCCGTTTGCGTTAATATCAGCCCGTTACAAAACCTATCAAGGCGCACATAAAAATTTCGTAGGGTCAACACCGGAGGTTGAAGGCTCATCATTGATTCATCCGTTATTCCTACAGGGAGATCAGAATTATTTCAATATTCCATGTCCTGAATGCGGAGATTACATAGACCTTAGATTTTCAATACGTCTGCCTAATGGAGATTATGCCGGATTATCTTATAAAAGGACTAATTTAGGCGGGCTTGAAGATGGATCAGTCCATTATATATGTCAGAAGTGCGGAGGTTCATTCAAAGAAAAGCATAAGCATGATATGTATAAAGAGGATTCATACGCAAGGAAAAACAGCGGAGACAAAGTTTGTATATGGATACCTACACACCAACAGGCGAATAAGAAATATGGATCATTTCAAGTATCTGGATTGTATGCAGGCTTCGGATTAGGTTCGTGGGATAAAATAGTCTCAGATTGGTGTGATATAAACCCTATAAATGCACCTAAACGCATTGAACTACTAATCACATTCCAGAACCAGACGCTTGGTATTCCGTGGAAAGAAACGGTTCGTGAGATAAAATCAGACGGTTTAATGAAAAACCAGCGTAATTATATGCCTGCAATTGTTCCAGATAAACTATCTAATGAACATGGTAACGGTGACATAATAATGCTTGTTTGCGCGGTGGATTTGAACGGATTAATGGATGAAAAGAATCCAGAAAACGATGATATACGACTTAATTTTACGGTAACTGCATATACTGAGTCTGGAGATGCTGACTTTCACACGAGCTATGAGATAATGCACGGGGCAATTGGAGACTTTGAGAGAGCGAGAGATGCACGGGAACGTATCATAAAAGGAGGTGGTAGAGCTGATAAACTTACTTATAGGCACGGTGCATCAAATAGTGTATGGACAATCTTTGAAAATGAAGTTTTGTTGCGAGATTGGAAAACACAGAACGGTAAAACGATGCGAATAATGCTTTGCGGTGTTGATACAGGTAATTACACAGTACATGCAAATAGATTCGTTGCCAAACACAAAAATTGCATTGCTATAAAAGGAGGACGACCAGATGAGTTTGCAAAAGACGGTGAGGCAAAACCTTATGTATTGAAGACAGAACAGCCGCAGTTGTGGAAAGTTGACGGAAACAGGCTAAAAGACCGCGTATATGAATCAATTACAACGTCTTGGAATGAAGGATCGAGCAAAGAACAGCCATTAGGACACATGAATTTTCCTATGAGCCATGACGGGCTTTATACGACTGAATCGTACTTTATTGAATATGAAGGTGAGAAAAGAGAGATAGTAAAGAACAGTAAAAAGCAGGCAATCGGATGGCAATGGAGCAAAATACACTCAGAATCAAGACAGCATTACTTCGATTGCAGAGTGTATAGCGAAGCATTAGTGAAAATAGCGATGCGAATATGGTGTAGTGAATCAAAAATGGAATACACGTATAAAAATTTCGTATCGTTGATGAAACTCATAAGTAAAAGGTAATTTTGTAAAAAAACAAACGATATGGCAGAATATTTAACAATTGAAGATTTTATTTGCGACAAGACGGTTGCAAAGACACGGCTAACAAAGATAAGGGAGCTACAGGAGGCATTGCTTGACACTTACACAAAGGCTCTATTAAACGGAGATGTGCAAGAGCTGACGTTTAATGACGGTCAAACAGTCATAAAGACAATATTTAGGAGTCCTGACGCAATTTTAAAGTCGATGCATGACCTTGACAAGCTCGAAGCGACATTAGTAAACCGGTGTTTCGGCAGAACGCAAACAATGAGACAGTACAATACATTTAGAAAGAGAGGTTAAAAAATGGGATTAGTAGATTGGTTTAAGCAAAAAAAAGCAGATACACACGCCGAAGCTATGCAAAAGGCAATAGTATCACAAATAAGTGATTTCGGTGCGCAAGCATGGATAGGTGATTACGGTAGAAACTCTGGGATACAAGTAGTGTATTCAGACGGTGAAAAGAACATTGGACAGATGGGGCCGCCTATTCATTATGAGTACGATTACCAATCAGTGAGAGTTAGAGGACGGCAATTGTACAACGAATCTGATATTGCAAAGACGTTCATTAACAACTATGTTGAATGGATATGCGGAGCTGGCTTAAAGATGCAAGCCGAGCCGATGGACGATGTTATCAATACTGGTAAAAACTCCAAATTCGATAAAAAGAGATTCATACGTGAAGCAGAGTCAAGATTCCGTATTCACATGGAGAGCCGTTTCAGCACCCATAACCAGAATCAATCAGCACAGATACAATTCAGGGGCGCGGTATTAGAAGCTATAATCGAAGGTGATTGTCTTATTGTTGATAGAGTAGTAAACGGTTATCCTACAATTGACGTAATCTCTGGACGAAAAGTAAAATCGCCAGGCTATC